ATCAGATCGTCGCCTTTGATGCGCACAATCCAGCAGACGTGGACACTGCTGATTTTATCGCCTCAGTCCTGTTTGAGGATATGGAAGAGGCGTGGAACCAACACGTCGTAGTGGCAGCAGATAACTTCCTGAGCTACGGATTTTCGCCGCACGAAATCTGTTACAAGCTCCGTGGCGGATACGTGGACGACCCACTACGACACAGCAAATTTACCGACAACAAGGTTGGCGTTCGACGCTTAGCGCTTCGTCCACCAGAGACGGCCTACCGCTGGCAGATGAACAGTGTGGGAGATGTTTTTGCGCTTGAGCAGCAAGGACCACCAGATTATATCCTCCATCCAATCCCTTCCGAAAAACTCGCGCACTACATTTTTCGCGGGGGAAAAAGTAACCCTGAAGGCAGGCCCTTACTCAGAAATGCCTACCCGTCATGGGTCTACCTGACTGGAATAAAAAACTATGAGGCCATCGGCGTTGAGCGCGATCTCGCTGGACTGCCCGTCGTCCGTGTGCCAGTCTCCATTATCAATGACCCGGCAAACGCCGTGGTGTACGGACAATTCAGACAACTGGTGACAAACATCCGAAATAACGAGCAAGCCGGTATCGTGTTTCCAGAAGATCGGGACGCGAGCGGGAATCGACGCTACGAAATTGAACTCCTACGCTCTGGCGGGACAAAGGCATTTGACACCGATACCATCATTCGTCGGTATCAGCACGATATTGCCCTCGTGATTATCGGTCAGTGGATTTTCTTTGGCCTTGAGCGCATCGGTACGCAAGCACTAGCAGGCAACATCACGGAAATCTTCGGGTTCGGTGTCGAGGGAATGTTGGACGAGATAGCCGAAGTGGTGAACACCAAGGTCATTCCGAAACTGTTATCGCTGAATGGTTTGCCCCTAGAGCGAGCACCGAAACTGAAGCACGGACGAGTACAGAAAGCTGACCTGAACGCAGTTGGGATGCTATTACAGAGCCTTGCTGGTGCAGGGTTTGACGTCGCCGGACAAGTCCCGGATGTGGTCGGCTGGATGGCCTCACAGATTGGGTTCCCGCAGAAGGAACAGATGGATCGGGTTGAGGAATAGGGCGAGGGCGTTATGTGGCTCTTCCCTCGCCTTTCCTCACCACAACCCGTGCTCGTTTCCATCGCCAAGGAAACGAGCAACAACGACAAGCTGACACAAGCATTGCACCGCGCTGCCGATCTCGCTGACCCCAAAATCAGGCGACGGTTCCGTGAGGCAGCAGACAAGCTCACAGATTATGATGAGCAAGAATTGGTAGACGCATTGCAACGCGGAGACCTGAACAGGGCCTTATTTATTCTCAATATCCAAGACTTTCCCGCACTGTTCTTAACCGTCTCCCCAGAGATCACCGCCTTAGCGATTCGCGCTGTGGAAATCACGTTAGCGAACCTGGCAACGCGACGAGTGCAGGTTGACATTGTCCGCGTCAATCCTCGTGCGGTTGCCTGGGCACGGCGGTACTCATCAAAGTTAGTGGTAGAAATCGGCGACACAACCCGAGAGGCATTGCGAACAATCATTGCTGATGGGCTCCAGGCAGGGAACAACCCGAGAGTGATTGCACGGGATATTCGGCAGGTGATTGGGCTGAATACGCAACGCGCTAAAGCAGTGCAAAACTATCGAACACGATTGGAAGCAGCAGGAGAAAAGGGAATTGAGCGCAAGGTTGAACGACATGCTGCAAAGCAACTACGAGATAGGGCTGAAACTATAGCAAGAACTGAAGCTATCAACAGCGTCAGTGCAGCGCGATACATAGCAATGGACACAGCCTACGATCTTGGACAACTCCCACGATCAGTGAAGAGAAAATGGATACCTGCGGCGAATGCCTGTCCGAAGGTTTGCGCACCAATGCGCGGACAGGTTGTAGGGATGAAGGAAGACTTCATTGCTGGGGACGGAAGACGAATAAAACACCCTGGGGCTCACGTTCTATGCAGGTGCTCTGAAGCAACAGTCTTCTAGTTTACAAATAACCCACAGTTATTTACACTTATCTCAATGGCTGACCGGTATTACCTCGTGAAGGTCAATGAGTCCTCCATCTCAGTCGTACAAGTCGATACGCCACGACTGTTTTCAAAACTCTGGCCGAGTTTCCTCACTACTCCTTTTTCAAAAAGCCCTGATGGCATCCGGCACGCAGCAGGCTGGCTGATTGGAACACTGCATTTAACGCCACCATCTGAAATGGAAGCTCGAACAAACCCGGTCAAGAATTGATATGCTCAAAGCCATTCTTTCTCCCTACAAAGCCTACGACGTTGCCATTGAAGGCCAACCGATAGGGCGGTTTGTCGTCGCGTGGGAAGGCGAAGGCTTCACGAAACTTCAGAACGAAAAGGGAGAACACCTCATTGTTGAGATCAACCAAACACCTAGTGATCTTCTGACGATGCTCCAAGGGAATCAAAATCAGGAAGTGAATGTGATCCGCATCTCCAACAGTTTGATGCCAGTGCAGGCAAAGGAAGAACCCCATGAGCCAATGTAACCCTACCAAATACGCATCCGTTCAAGACATGCTCAAGGCATTAGGATTCAGCGAGTACGACGGCCATTTCCGCAATGGTGACGTGAGAATTCCTTTCGACGAAATCATCGGGCAGACACCGAGTTCATTTTATAGCCGCATGCGGACGAAGGGGTGGTTGACTGAAGAGTCTCGGCAGATGAGCTTCTCTGAGCAACTCACGCGGCTGTATTCGATGGATACGAAAGAACCTGGCGATACGGTACCAGCAGGTGATCTGAAAGAGCCGACGAATTTTCGGGTTGCGGGTTCCAGATATAGATGCGATAAAGATGTATACGTTGTTACCCTGATAGCTGATGCGCCAGAGGACGCCACGGACCTCATTTTTGAAGGATTTGGCGCGGCGCATGTAAACTGTGAGTCGTGGGTTACGCACCGATGCTCACTTACAGTTATTCAGCAAGGAATCTTTGTCATGATAGAGGTTCCCGTTAGCTGGTTGCAGAAGAGTATCCAGGGATTAAACTTCACCGTTTATGCACTGAACGAAAAGACTGGACAAGAGAGCACGCGAGTCAAGATCACCTGGGGGCCTAAGTGGGGCAAATTCGAGAAATATGAACCTGAACCCTCAACCCAGATGCAACTTGATTCCCCCACGAAGCATTGGAGCCGTAACCCTGCACTCGACACGAATCCAACTCCAATTCCATCAGAAGAGCCACGAGTCTGGGCAAAAGAGTTCTGCAAAGTGCACGGCGGAGATGAAGGGCTGATGACTGCCTGGTTTGCTAACGCCCTCCAAACTGGCCGTGACTTAGGGCGACGAGAACAAGAAGCGCGAACGTTGAGACCTTGTCCGTCCTTCTTTGAGATCCCCATAAGCGCCCGTATTACGAACATCTACCGTGATGGTGACCCAATAAACACAGCCACAGCAGGTACACTATTTCCAGTGTATAAGTTGACTTTCCCCCCTTCAAAACCTCAAGCGGAGAATGGGCTCGTTAAGCTGTTCAACGAATTGAACAAGCCGAGCAAGTTTGATGTCAGTTTCCTCTTCTCTTCCAAAAAGGACTCTAACTAATGCGCATTCAAACCGCCAACGCATACGCTGCTCTCTGGCTGATCCTCGCTTCTGTGGCATTGTCTGTTGCTGCTGGGTTTGCCTGGGGATTATTCTTCTTCTCGACATTCTCCGCCCTCTCGTTTGGCGTGCTCGCCTCAAAACTGCACCAAGAGCAACGCATTGCTGAGCTGCAGAAAAGTGCGAATGAGTCGTTACAGCTCACGCGAGAGTACCTACAGCAACAGCAACTTGGTGGCATGCTGACAGCAGGTGACGAGCGAGCGTTGTGGACGAAGAGGCATGGAAATTAGATGACCCAAGCCAAACGCATCCTAGACGCCCTCACCGAAGAAGTCTCATACCACTTTGCAACCTTGAACGTGCGAGGCTTAAAGTCCGTGCGGTTTGTGGTGCGCATCGAGCAGAATGGAATGGACGTTATTGTACAGCCGGACTTCTCGCGCAGAGAAAGGAAAATCTATGAACCAAAGAGTCGAGAACCCAACAGTGAGTCGTGAGCTTGAGCAGATGGAAGCGCACGCATTGTCGCTAGCGTTTGGCCCTTTGTATGCTGTCATCCGTATGTTCCGTAATGCGTACACAGTCGGGAAACACAACGAGTTTGCGAAGCACTGTAGTGCTTTTTCATGCATAGAGGGAGCAAGTCTCAGCTCG